CGGTAGGTTAACAATTCCGTATCATCAAATGTTCCGGTGTCTACACCAGTCGCATTATTGTAATTGTCTAGGAACAAATCTAGACGTGGGTCGCATAACACGTTAGTTTGTGTCTGCTTCGGTGATACTCGAATCATACGGCATATAATCGGTAGATTACCTGCTATTTCAAGCGGTGGATTAAGTTGCTGATTATTGTATCCACTTGAGCTTAAATTCTTTAAAAGTTCGCCAATATCACGGCTAAAACGCCATTTACATTGTGCGCTTTTCGGTTTACATTCACGGCCTTCAACAGCATACGCATCAGTTTGAGCGCTACCAGTTGCGGGGACAAACGGCCTTAACATCTTTTGTTCTTTCATAGGTTCTAACGCACTATTTTCGTTATAACCATAATGAAGTTGACCGCCATTAGCGGTATTTGTGAGTGATGTAGAAAAACCCATCACTGATATACGTGTTCCACCTACGGTAGATTGAACTGGAACTACTCCTATATATCTTTGAGCGTTCATATACTTATCCTCCGCTACGGTTGAAATTACTGAGTTAGCAATTTTCTTTACCTGCGTCTTCTCGGTCTTAGTTAAGCCCTTTGACTTGCGGATTACACGTTTCTTAACTTGTTTTTTAGCCATTGCTATAATATAACAATAGAAAAAAATTTTCAGCATATTCGTAATTTACTAAATAGGCTGAGTTGCTATATTGTATTCACCATATTCGCCTCTTGTCCTTCGGACCAATCCGGACTAGTATATCAACAAATGCACCCAAAAGTCAATGAACCCACGGATACGGCTGGCGCCGTATCTATGGAACCTTCACTCTTTTTGGACCCCCATTTTTGACATATCGCCGTTTACTTACTACGGACTTCGTCCTCCGATATATAAGATTTTCATTCGAGTTCGTTATCACTATCCTCATCATTTAATATGATGTTATCTAACATTTTTGAAACAGTGATGGGTTTGTATGGTGTTAACTCAAATTGAGGGTTAACCTCCCATACGTTCCATCTATCAATCGACATTAATTTAAATACTGGCAGTGTATTTGTAAACACAAATACTCTTGGTCTATCAAACCTGATTTTCTTAGCTGTATATCTTTTATCATAGGCTACGCCATTTTTTATAACTTCTAGCCCACTGTAAAAATCACCTAACTTATCTTTTTTCATACCTCTCGGCATATCAACAATATATGATTTTTTTATAGGTCGTGTGGCTACCCACTGGAATATATCATCCATCAACCTAAATGGCGGAATTTCTTCCGCTAATCCTTCGTATTCTAAATATTCGCTCATTATCGATTTGCCTATGTTCCCATTCGGGTCATATATCAAATCTATTTTACGGCCGTCATAAACACGACACATTTGGAATATTTCTTTTTGCCACTGATACATTTCATTTTCAATAAAATTAGTCAGTTGTCTTGTCTTTACTTTTATTTCATCTCGGTCAGTCCACGGTCCATTTAATCTCGTGTCTTCTTTGACTTGATAAAAGCTTTCGCCAGTATGGAACTCAACGTTAACCGTTGGTTCTATATAATTAGGTGGAGTGTCTTTAAATAGTTTTAACAATAAATGTTTTTCTTGCCTTCGGCGTTTTTTGATTAGTGATAGGCGTCCTTGGTAATGTCTATAACCGCTATCGCCTTGTTCTAATTGAAAAACATACTTCTTAGCTATTCCGCTTAACAGGTGTCTTAACTCTGTTTCATCCGTAAATGTTTCGGCGTTGTATCGAAAATCCCACACACATAAAGGGTGTGATGTGTTCTTTTCAGTAGACATTATACTACGCTAAACCCCCATCATTATAAATCTATTACTCTCGGTGGCCTGTCGGCCCTGGGGTCATTACGATTTACAAATTAGGGGGCGTAATTTACGGGGCTTGCGCTGATTAGATACCTTGTGCGCGTCAGCTCGCTTCCACTACCAAGTCATCTAATCATCGCTACGCTGGGTATTTTTGAGGCGCTTCGCTGGAATAACGGCAAAAATACTATATATATATATTTAACTATCCGGCACAACCGGAACATTTAAACATCGGTAAATTTAACAATAGGGCTAGCACTAATCTTTAAATCCGTAGGGTATGTGGGGTTAGCAGACGCATTCTCGTCTAAGAATGTTTCAGCACCAGCATACATAAAGTGTAGCAGTGTAAATTCTCTTTTATGCCCACTTGAAGGGGCCTCTAACTGACTGTAATCAGGTGTGTCGTAGAAGACAGAACCGTGCTTCTTCATAGTCAAACGACTATGAGTAGTGATTACTTTATCACAGTTAGCATTTGTATTAGTAATACTGGGTTGTAATACCATTCTAGTTGCACTATTAACACCAGCATCGGCGTGGCTTAGTATGGAACGTTGCCACTGAACAGTTAGCCCATTTTGAATTCTAAAGAATTTGTCTTGAGCTACTGTATACCGTCTTTTATTAATACGGTAGGTTAACAATTCCGTATCATCAAATGTTCCGGTGTCTACACCAGTCGCATTATTGTAATTGTCTAGGAACAAATCTAGACGTGGGTCGCATAACACGTTAGTTTGTGTCTGCTTCGGTGATACTCGAATCATACGGCAT